TCAAATTCTTGGTGGTGATTATCAAGGTAATATGCTTTTTCAGATGTCTGGTGCAACTCCATTTGTTTTTACTACTAATGGTTCAGAAAGAGTCCGTATAGACTCTAGTGGTAATTTGTTGGTGGGTCAAACATCAGTAAGTACAACAACGGCTGGAATAGCATTACAAAAAAGTCAAGGTGCAAATATATGGGCGATGAATATAGCAGGTGCGGCATCAACAAGTTCTCATTATGCTCATTATGTTTATAGCACAACAGCATCAGCATATAGGTTTTTAGTTGATTATGCTGGAACAATTTTTGCTACAAATACAACAATTACTGCAATTTCAGATGTTAGGTTAAAAGAAAATATCCGTGATTTAGATGATGGTCTTAATGTAATAATGGCATTAAAACCAAGAAAATTTGATTGGAAAAAAGGAAAAGGAAAAGACATTAAAGGTGATAGGGGTTTTATTGCTCAAGAATTTGAACAAATTTTACCTGACATGGTTGAAAATTGGGCAGATACACCACCTGAAGGTGAAGAACCTTACAAAGCTGTTAATGCTAATTTAATACCAACATTAGTAAAAGCAATTCAAGACCAACAAGTTTTAATAGAATCATTAACAACCCGACTAATCGCATTGGAGAATAAATAATATGCTTACTCAAGAACAAGCACATAGTTTATTTGAATACAAAGATGGTGTGTTGTATTGGAAAGAACGACCAAGGTCGGATTTTAAAAATGATTTGGCATTTAAACAATGGAATCCTAAACACGCAGGAAATCGAGCGGGCTGCTGGTCTGAGCATCATGTTACTGTTGGCATTAACAAAAAACATCATCCATTAGCAAGAATAATATTTTTAATGCACTATGGTTATTTGCCTGAAATTGTAGACCATGCAGACTGTAATCCAAAGAATAACAACATAACTAATCTTCGTGCCGCAACAAAAGCAGAAAATCAAAGAAATTCTGGAATGTACGCACATAATACTTCTGGCTATAAAGGAGTTGTGTGGAGTAATGCTTGTAAAAAATGGGTAGCAAGAATAAAAGTAATGGGCGTTTCCAAACATTTAGGTGTATTTGAAACTAAAGAATTAGCAAATGAATTTGTTACTCTTGCAAGAGAAATGTTACATGGCAATTTTGCCAATCATGGTTTAAAAGGAGCGTAAATATGGCAACAGTAATAACTTGGCAAATAACGGCAATGGACTGTTCAACTACAGAACAAAATCCTGACACAGTAATAGTATGTCATTGGACTTGTTCTGCAACAGACGGAACTTACAATACTTCAATTTATAGCACTTGTTCAGTACCTACACCAACAGGTACATTTGTGCCATATCAAGACTTAACGCAAGAACAAGTCCTAGGATGGTGTTGGTCTGATGGTGTAGATAAAGACGCAACAGAAACAGCAGTAGGACAACAGTTGGCTAACCTAGTTAATCCTCCTGTAGTAACTCCTCCACTTCCTTGGTAAAACATTATGACAATGCCGATAGACATAATTAGTCGTGCTTTAAAAGACATAGGTGCTCTTGAGGCTGGAGAGACTCCGACTCCAGATGCTGCTCAAGATGCATTTGATCTATTAAATGACATGATTGATCAATTGTCTAATGAAAGCATGATGGTATTTTACAAAACAGAAATTATATTTCCTATTACTTCTGGACAAACACAATATACGATTGGCCCAGGTGGTCAAATTGGTGCTAGTTTTACAGGTTCTATCTCAGGTACAACTCTAACAATCACAGCTATTGCTAGTGGTGCAGTTGCACTTGGTCAGACAATAAGTGGAACTGGAGTAACTGCTGGTACAACCATAGTAGGATTTGGCACAGGATCAGGTGGTAATATCAATGAAACTGGTACATATACGGTTAATATTTCACAAACTGTTGCATCAACTACAATCAGTTCTTACTATCAACGGCCGTTATCTATTACTAGTGCTTTTGTTCGGATTAATACAAACTCTAATGGTCAGCCTATTGTTAACGGTGGTCTCGATTACCCAGTAGCTATCTTAGCTGTTGAAGACTACGAAATGATTGGATTAAAAACACAGTCTGGGCCTTGGCCAAAGGCTTTATATTATCAACCGTCAGAACTATTAGGAAATATCTTTGTATGGCCTAATCCGTCTCAAGGTGAAATGCATTTATTTGCTGATACTTTGTTTTCTAGGTATACAACCCAGAATGACACGATTAGTCTGCCACAAGGTTACACAATGATGCTGAGATGGTGTTTAGCAGAACGACTGATGCCAATGTATGGCAAAGCCTCTACTACGCAAATAGCGATGATTCAAGCCTTTGCTGCACAATCAAAGTCCACAGTAAAACGTACTAACATGAGACCAGTACAAACTTCTCGCTTTGCTGATGCTTTACTATCTGGCAGACAAAAAGATGCTGGATGGATTCTAAGTGGTGGTTTCTTCAGATAAGGATTAGTTATGCCAGAAATGGGCTTTGTTGGGCCAAGCTATGAAGCTCCAAGTATCTATCAAGATGCCCAGGAGTGCATAAACTTTCGTCCAGAAATTGATCCTTTAAAACAACCTGGCACTAGAGGTATTGTTGCTTTATATCCAACACCAGGCTTAACTACTAAAGTAAATCTATTAAACCAGCAACAAGTCCGTGGAATGCGTACTGTCTCTGGTGGACAACAAATGGTTGCAGTCTGTGGGCCATATGTTTATGTACTCAGTTCTAATTTAACTCCAGCAATTGTTGGGCAATTAAACACGTCTACAGGCAATGTCGGTATTACTGATAATGGAGTCAATGTTTATATTGTTGACGGTGCATATCGTTATACATGGAGGATAAACACTCCTACAACAGCGACATTCTACGGATCAATATCAGGTACTACTTTAACTGTTACTAAGGTTCTAAGTGGCACTATAGCAATTGGACAGGCATTAAATGGTACTGGATTAAGTAATGAAACCATTATTACTGCTGGATCAGGATCGAGCTGGACGGTAAACATATCCCAGACAGTTGCAAGTACACAAATGTTTGCTGCTAACACAATTGCATTTACTGGAGCAATAGCGAATGTCACAGTAGGAACGGCAACTTACTACAACTTAACTGTGTCATCCTCTACAACTTTGTATTTAGGACAGACTATTTACGGTTCTGGAGTTACTTTACAGACTATGATTACGCAAGTAGTCACAGCTGGTAGTAGTTATTATGTGAATTTATCCCAAACAATTAGTTCAAGGACTATGTATGCTTTAAACTTTACGGTTATTCCAAGTACTGATGGAGCCTTTACTGGTGGTAATAATGTCGATATTGTAGACAATTACTTTATATACAATAACCCAGATACTCAGCAATGGGCTGCAAGTGATGCACTTAGTCCAATTACACAACCATTAAGTTTTGCTAGTAAAGATGGTGCTCCTGATGATTTAGTCTCTTTAATTGTTGATCACCGAGAAATCTATTTATTAGGTGAAAACTCAAGTGAAGTTTGGACAGATGTAGGAACATTTCCATTTCCGTTCCAAAGAATACCTGGCACTAGTACGCAACATGGTATTGCCTCAGTCTTTTCTGTAGCACGATTAGGCAATTCGTTTGCTTATGTCTCTAGGAATATTCGTGGTCAAGGTCAAGTAGTTCAAATGAACGGCTATATGCCACAACGAATCTCAACTCATGCTGTAGAACAGACTTTAGTTAATCAATATATTGATGATGCCATAGCCTATACTTATCAGCTAGAAGGCCATGAGTGCTATGTAGTGACATTTCCTACACTTGATTTAACGTGGGTATATGATGCAACAACTCAAATGTGGCATAAATGGCTTTGGTGCGATAACAATAATGTCTATCACAGGCACAGAAGTAATTGCTCGGCTAGTTTCCAAGGTATGGTATTAGTTGGAGATTACGAGAATGGTCAGATTTATGAGTTAGATCCTGAGAACTATACGGATAATGGCCAGAAGATTAGACGGTTACGAAGAGCTCCACATATGGTGACTGACTTTCAAAGACAGTATTTTGATGAGTTACAGATCCAATTTCAGCCTGGAGTTGGTACTACTGGATTAAGCCAGACTGCTGCCACAGGTTTTATTGCCTCACCATACATTATTTATCCAAATGCTACGTTTACTGTACCAGCTAATGCTACGATTATTCTAGGTACTCAGTCGGCCATTAGTGATCAAACCACTACAACTAATCCACAAGCCATGTTAAGGTGGTCAAATGATGGTGGATCGACATGGAGTAATGAACATTGGGTTGGTATTGGTCAGCAAGGTAAGTATAAGAATAGAGCTATTTGGAGGAGATTAGGACAGGCTAGAGACAGAGTATTTGAGGTAGTGGTTACTGATCCAGTTAAGATGGTTATTGTCTCTGCAAACCTCAAAGCAAGTGGAGCTGAAAATTGAACATTGGCAATACCAATATACCTCGCAGTCCATTTTTGGACATGAGTACCAATCGAGTCAGTCGAGAATGGTTACTGTATTTATTGGGTTTAGGTACTTCAATGAGCTATGGAGCATTCCACGATGAGACAACTCAAACAGCAGCTGCTAATACTGCCACAGCTGTTACTTTTTCTAATACAGATTACACTAACAATGTGTATCTTGGGAGTCCTACAAGTAGGATTTATTTTAATAAAGCTGGGATTTATTCTGTTGCATTTAGTGTACAAACTGAGAATACAGCCACGGCCGTAGATGATATAACTTTATGGTTTAAAATTAATGGAGTTGATGTACCAACATCAGCTGGAATATTTGGAACGGTAGGCAAACACGGTTCAATTAATGGCCGAGGATTATTTGGCTGGACAGCTTTTTATTCTTTTAATGCTGGTGATTATTTACAGATGTACTGGGCAACTACTGGTGGGCATACAAGTCTAACAACATATCCAATTGGTGTAGCTCCAGTTCATCCATTAAGTCCTAGTGTAGCTATTAACATCAATTTTTTTGCTGGTCTATGATAGTAATGAAGATACTGCCACAACAGGTATATGGTCTTTGGGATCGAATAGCAGAACTTTTAGGAAAAGCTATTCCTTACGCTGGAGGCGATTACTCATTAGACCAAGTTAAATTGTATTTAACAAGTGGTCATTGGTTATTAATTGGTGGTTTTGAAGAAAAAGAATTAAAAAGTGCAGTAGCAATAAGCATGATGAATATGCCGAATGATAGGATTGCATTTATTACATTAATTGGAGGTAAGAACGTCATTAATCCTGACACTTATCAACAATTTAAAACTATCCTAAAAGACCATAATGCGACTAAAATACAAGGTGGAGCAAGACCATCTGTAGCTAGATTATGGAGAAGATTAGGATTTAGAGAACGATACATTTTGGTGGAGAACACGTTATGAGATATGGCCATGAAACATTTTTACCATTGGGAGCATTTATGCCTCAACTTGGTCGTATGCGTTTACATGGAGGTGGTGGAGGCCCACTAGAGTGGATTGATGACAATATTACTCAAAAAATTGGTGGAGCTGCTGAAAGTCTTGGTGAAGCAGTTGGAAGTATAGGTGCTAGTGTTGATGATACAGTCAATGATGTTATACCTGGAGGCTGGGCAACTGTAGGAGCTGCTGCTTTGATGGCAATGGGCATTCCTGATCCATCACTTTTGTTAATGGCAGAAGAAGGTGCATTAACAACAGAAGCAATAGCGGCTGCTGGATATGAACCTATTCTTGTAGCTGATTCTTTTGTAGCTTTATCACCAGAGGCAATTGCAGCTAGTGAGACTGCTGCACAACAAATTATTAATCCAGCTTTAGCAACCGTAGCAGAAAGTACATTACCAGAAATAGCAACAAGTCTTGCTCCAGCATCTATCCCAGCAGAAAGTACATTAGCTTCTGGTTTTGTTTCCGATGTAGCACCTCAATTAGCTGGACAAATAGCTCCAGCAACGGCAGCCGACACAGCTTTTGAACAAGCATTAACTAATTCTTTATATCCAAACGCTGGTAATGTTGGCTCTGGATTAGGTTCAACTTATGGTGGATCTACTCTAGGTACAGCTTTAAATGGTTTAGGAACAACTATTCCAGCTACAGATTTAGCATTAGGACAAGGTATAGCAAATGCTGGAACTTTAGGTTCTCTTGCTACACCAGCTGCTGCCGTTGGTGGTGCTGGAACTGCTTTAGGAGCATTATCTGGTTTAGGTGGTGCAACTGCTGCTAGTTTAGCTGCACCAGCTGCTGGAGCTGGAATAGGTAGTGCATTAAGTAGTTTATTGCCTAGTTCGGCATTAGGACAAGCTGCCTTATTAAGTGGTGCTGGTGGTTTGGCTAGTTCTTACTTAGGTGCAAATGCTAGTGAGAACGCTGCCAATTTACAGGCACAAGCAGCTCAAAATGCTACGCAATTAACCAGAGATATGTTTAATACCCAGAATGCTCAACAAGCACCACAGAGAGCAGCTGGATACAATGCATTAAATCAAATCCAAGGATTATTGCCAGGACAATATCAGCAGTATGATGCAGCTGGTAATCCGACAACAATGGGAACTGGTACAGGTTATTTGACACAACAAATGACTCCTAGTGACTATCAGAACTATTTGTCACCGTACTATCAGTTTGGTCTCAATCAAGGTCTAGGACAGGCTGCTAATCAAGCCAATGCATTAGGTGGCAGAGTTGGTGGTAATGCTTTACAAGGACTCAATCAGTATGCCCAGAACTATGCTCAAACAGGAGCACAGCAATCATTTAAAAACTATCAAGATCAACGATCTAATATTTATAATACTTTGGCTGGGATTGCTGGGATTGGTCAAACTGCACAAAGTCAGACTAATCAATTGGCACAGAATGCTGCTACGAATCAGGCTAATTTAGGTGTAGGAAGTGCTGGAGCTCAAGCTGCTGGACAGATTGGTCAAGCAAATGCTTACTCTGGAGCACTTGGCAATATTGGTAATAACTTCATGTTGGCTAGTTTGTTAAATCAAAAAGGATCTATTTTTTAGGATAAATTATGGCTCAATTTAATACTGACTTAACCGTCAAACCAACACAATATGGATCTAATATTGGAGATATGCTCAATATTGCTAGAGGAGCACAGGCTTATCAACAAGCTCAGCAAATTAATCCTTTAGAAGTAAGGCAGCAACAAGCCCAGACAAAAAAAATAGAAGCTGTAACTCCATTGGACATTGAAAGAGCTGGAGAACAACTCAAGCAATCTAAATTGCAAACAGAGACTAGCCAATTTAATTTAAATTCTGGTCAATTAAGTTATTTAAAAGAATCAGCTATGCGAGTTGCTAATCACCCAGAGATACTAAAAGGTAACAAACGTGAAATAGTTCGATTGTTAGGTGATGCAGAAAAAGAAAGTAGTAACATTATTCCAAATGCAACTTTACGTTCTAGCATATTTCAACCATTAATAATGGAAGCTGAAAAGAATCCAGAACGAGTAATTAATTCTTTACGGACACTTGGCGAAAGTAATATTGGTGCTCAAGGACAACAAGCCTTACAAACACCACAAACATTTGTTGTTAATGGTGTTACATATCAAGTTAAGCCTGGCACTAATGAGGCTGTACCAATTGGCCAAGGAGCAGCTCAACCTAGTACACAACCAGCTGCACAACCTACTACGCAACCAGCTGCTGCACCGTCTGGAACATCATTAATTGCTAATGAAACTATTTTGCCAGCAACAACGATACCTCAGTTAAATACGCAACAGAAAGAGGCATACGACTTTGGTACAGGTTTAAAACGTGATGCATTAGCAAGAGTACAACCAGCTGAAGAAGGCAAGCAAACAGTACGAAAGATTAAAGAATACATTGAAAAAGCATCTGGTAGCAGACCTGGTCAATTAATACGAAGTGCTGGTAAGTTTATAGCTGGTTCTGAAGAGTTAGAAGTTTTAACTAAAAACCTAGCAGACTTGCAAGTAAGAAATGCTCAGTTAATGGGAGCTGGAACAGACGCTGCTAGAGAAACTATTTCAACCATTTCTGGAAGTGCAGACTTAACTCCAGCAGCACTCAGTCAGATTGTTGACCGAGCAGATGCATCCAACACAGCGGTTATTAAGTTTAATAAAGCATTAAAGCAATATGAAACTAAACGTGGCCATACCAATTCAGCTGTTAATGCAAGTAACTTACAGCAATCTTGGGCTGAGAATTATGATCCACGGATATTTATGGTGCAAAACATTAATGCCAGCAATATGTCACCAGCTGAGAAAAAGTTACAAATTAGTAAAATGTTAAAAGAATTGTCAGCAAGTGAAATCGAAACATTAAGAAAGAAATCAGAAAATCTTAAACGTCTAGAAAACGGTGATTATAAATGAGTTATGAAAATGATCCTGATGTAGCTGCCTTTGGAGTAACTAAAAAAAGAGCTGCTGCCGACTTAAATAATCCGAGTGGATTAGGTTACAACGGTCAGACTTGGACTTCTTATGACACTCCAGAACAAGGTGTACAAGATACTCTTAGATTAGTCCAAAAGAAGTTAAAAACTAAAGGATTAAACAATCCAGAAAGTTTTGTTGGTAACTGGGTAACTGGTGATCCATCTAAAGGTGGGAGCGTTACAAGTGGCAATTATGTTAAAAGCCTAAAAAATGAATTAATCCAAAATGGTATTCAATTAAATCCTGATGGAACTATCCCAGACACAACAGAGGCTGCTCATGCTATTACTAGAGCATTAATTAAGAATGAGACTAGTCCTGACAAACAACAACAGTTTTTAAAGTATGTAGATCCTAAAAATCCGTACTCAACTGATCCAGATGTTGGAGCATTCCAAGTAGTAACACCAGAAGAAAAAGTAGAAAAACCGTATCAACCAGGCTATTACAATCCTAATTTACAAAGACAAGCAGCTAAAGCTAGAGTAAATATGCCTGGTGCAGCTGCTGTTGAACAATTTGGTAAAGATGTAGCTCAACCTATTTCTGAAATGGATTGGCAAAAAGAAAGTAGTTTACCTAGTGTTGGTAAGTTTGCTCTTGGATCGATGCCAATTGTTGGTACTGGCCGTGAGGCTCAAACAGCAGAGGCACAAGCAGAACTACAGCGAAGATTATTAAAAGGTGTAGAAGGAGTTAAATCATTTGTACAAAGTCCTATAGAGTCCTTACAAAGTGTTTACGAAGGATTAAAAAATGTTAGACCTGGACAGATAGTTGGTGGTGCAATTAAAGGTGCATTACTAGAACCAGAGCTGGCTTTGTTACCAGTTAAACCAGTTATTAGTGGAGCTGGAAAAACAGTAGAGGCAGCTGGTAAAGTTGTTGCACCTGTAGTTCAAGGAGCTAAAGAAGGCTTTGGAACTTTGCAAGATGTGTTCCAAGCTACTCGACAAGGTGCAAAACCATCAATGATTTCTCCAGCTGCAAGTACAACGGCTGGAGCTAATGTATTTAGAACAGAAGAAAAAATACAACAATTACGTCAAAAAGCAGACGAATTAAATAAAGACGTAATTAATCCTGATAGTGGATTAGAAGGTCAAGAATTATTAAAAAGAGCTGATGCAGTAAGATCTATGAGAGCAGAAGCCAGTCGTTTAGAAAATACAATAAAATCTAGCATGGTTGGTGGTGGAGCTGCATTAACTGAACAAACTAATGCTGTTAAAGCTGCTTTACAAAATGTTCATCCAGAAGTTGTGCAAGATTTATTACGTCAAGCTGGAGTACGTTCTATTGATGAATTGCCGTTTGACCGTGTTAATTTACAGGCATTAGATACGCATCAAAAGTTTAATAAATTTGGCATGATGGCTACTGAAGGTGAGGCTTTAGGTGATATAGCTAAAATGTCTGACGAATGGAATAATCGTGCTAAGAATCCAGAATTATTAAAACGATTTGAAGAACGTAATCCTAAACTAGTAACAGCTGTTAATGACATTCAAGAACGAGCTGCACCTGATATTTATACCAAGGACATTAAAGAACTTGGACAATTAGCTATTGATGATTTAGTTAAAAAAGATGCTGTACGGTTAGCAAACATAGAAAACAATTACAAAGCATTGGAGGCTGCCAATGGTGGTCAATTTCCTATTGATGTAAATCAATTAGGTGCAAACATTGATAAAGCATTAAAGTCTAAATTAAGAAGTAAATATTACGAAACGCAATTGTCTGAAGTAAAGCACGAAATTGATAACTTTATTAAACAAGGATCAATGACGTTTGAAGACTTTGAGAATTTAAGAAGTACTTTAGCTCAAGAAATGCGTAGTAGTAAAAACGGTAATGTTAAAGTGGCTGCTCATATTATTCGTGAACAATTAGAAAATTTACCAATGCCAGAGAATTTGGCAAGCATTAAACCATTGGCAGACAAAGCTAGAGCATCTGTGGTTGAACGTAATAAAATTTTAGATTCTAATCCAGCTTATCGTGCAGCCACTAAAGATACTAGAAATATTGCAGAATTACAAGCTGGTGTAGACCATGTTGGATCAGATCGGTTTATTAATAAATTTGTTACTGGTAATACAGATACTGCAAGTCGAGCCAATGTTCAGCGATTAATTCAAGAATTAGGTGAAGATTCACAAGGCCATCAAGCTATTAAATCTGGAACAATTGAACATTTAAAACAATTAGGCATTAATCAACAAGGTATTTTTAAACAAGATGCATTTGGTAAAAATGTAAAAAATGTATTGGGATCTAAGTTAGATTCTATTATGCAAAAACAACACGTTACCGATTTAAATGATTTAGCCGATGTTGCTAGAATGAGTGAACACGTTAAAGGTGGGCCTAGTTTTGCCAATACTTCAAATACTGCTGTAGTAGCAGAACGTAATGCACTCTTACAAGAGGCTAAAAACATTGGAGCTGGTGTAACTGAGGCTGCAATTAATACTAAAACATTAGGTTTTGGTGGTACTTTATTAAGAAGACAATTAGAAGCTAGAGCCGAAAAGAAGGCAGCAGAACAAGCAGCAAAGCAAGCAGCATTAGAAACGCAACGAATTCTCTCTCCATCAGCTGGAGTGTTACTTAAAGATATAGGAAAATAATTATGGCCGTCTTACTATCTCCAATTGGTAATGGATTTAACTTCTTAACCACAACTGGTTTGCCTTTAAATGGTGGATTTATCTATACCTACCAGGCTGGATCTACAACTCCTCTAACTACTTATTCTGATTCTCTTGGCACAATACCAAATGCCAATCCGATTACTTTAGGTACAGACGGTAGGACTCCAACAGAAATATGGTTAACAACTGGGTACTCATATAAGTTTGTTTTAACAGACAGTACTAATGCTCAAATAGCAACTTACGACAATTTATATGGCATTCCTAGTTCATCCAGTTCTAGTGCAACATTACCTAGTGGCACAATTGTTATATGGTCTGGATCGATTGGATCTATACCATCTGGATACGTTATTTGTGATGGTGCAAATGGTACTCCAAATTTAAAAGATTATTTTGTAGTTGGTGCTGGTAATACTTATTCTGTCGGTCAAAGTGGTGGATTTACGAGCTCGGTAACCAGTTCTATTGGAACAAATCTACCGTTATATTATGCACTTGCTTACATTATGAAAACATGAGCGATCTAAAATACATTAGCGAGGTAGAGGCTAACTTATCTACACATGAGGCTATTTGCCAGCAACGATATGAAAGCATTTTAGAATCCTTTGATAGAGGATCTAAACGTATGCAAAGAATCGAATATCTTTTATATGCAGTTATTGCCGTGACGTTCTTTGGTAAAGATAATTTGATTGAATTATTTAAGCATTTAATCGTCAAATGAAATGTCTATTACAGAAGGAGCAAAGTCCATTAGTGAAGGACTTAACCAGGCTAGAGAGGCTGGTAAGAGTCTAACTAAAACTATTCAAGACATTCAACATGATGGTGTTGAAGTAGCACAGGAACAATTAGCAGAACATCGTAGGAAAAAGGCATATCAAGAGGCTACTGAGAACTCAATAATTTATCGTGCTATACAAGAGTACGAAAATCAAAGTGCTGTGATTAAAGCTGAAAATGATGCTGAACGTGATTTTAAAGCTAAGTATGGTGTTAAAGAATGGAATAAAGTTTTAGAGTTAAAGTCAGTTGTAGAGAAAGAAGTTCAAGAAACAAAGCAGTATTATGGACACAAGTTAAGTGATGTTAGGCGAGTCCAGTTGTGGTGTTTTTTTGCAGCTGCCGTTTGTACATATTTTTTGTGGAAATATAAGTACATATGATATGGCTTACTATATGGCTTATATTGTATTTAATTGAATTAGTGTTATTAGCAATTGCATTTGTTTTATGGTGGGAAATCAGAGAATTAGAGAAAAAGCCTAAATATAAAGTTATTCGAGAACGTATAGAACGAACTAAAAAGGATATAGTCCGTGGATGATGATTTGTTTAAACTTTGGTTAGTTTTTGCTATGGTAATAGTTGTTCTTTTAATCTTACTCAAGTGAGGACATATGTTTGGTATAGATGATATTGTTTCTGTTGGAATGAAAGTCCTAGACAAAGTAATTCCTGATCCAGAACAGAAAGCTAAGGCACAATTAGATTTACAGACTCTTGCTCAACAAGGTGAGTTAGCCCACATACAGGCTGATATTGATAAATTTAAAGCCGAGGTAGAAGATCGGGATTCTGCTCGTAAGGCTCATGCAGAGGTTGCTACGAGTGCCAATTCAACGCAATTAGACAAGGCTGTAGTGCCTCTTTTAGCTCTTGGTGTAGTAGGACTGGCATTCTTATTAATTGCAGTCTTAATGTTTATAGACACTCCTGATAACCAGCAACAATTAGTTATCTTTGCATTAGGTTTTATTACTAGTGCAGCTGGACAAGTCCTATCGTTTTATTTTGGCTCAAGTCAAGGCAGCAAGGATAAATCGGAGTTGATGAAAGGCTTAAAATGACAAATCTATCAGAGCATTTTACTTATGAAGAACTTACGCATACAGATCATCGTGAATTTGACAATACTCCGAATGATGCTGAGTTGGCTAATCTTACTCGTTTGGCAGAGTTTCTTGAACAGGTTAGAGCGTTATTGGGCAAGCCCATTTTTGTTAATAGTGCTTTCCGTAGTAAATTGGTTAATGATGCTGTGGGTTCTAAAGACTCTAGTCAACATCGGTTGGGCTGTGCTTGTGACATCCGAGTAGTTGGGATGACTCCTGATGAAGTAGTCAAGGCCGTGATTGCATCTGACTTAGGCTATGACCAGGTAATCAGAGAATTTAATGCTTGGACGCATCTGAGTATTCCTAATTCAATTCACAATGAACCACGGAAACAAGCCTTGATCATTGACAAACAAGGTACACGTTTATATAGTAGTACAACAACGGAGAAATAACATGGCAACTAACTTTAAAATTACTGGTGGAGCGAGTAAAGGTAACACTAAATCGCACTATGTTGTAGAAAGACAACACGAAAAAGCCGAGCATAATGAGATCACTCGGCTGGCTAAAAAACTAGAAAGACATATGGATTTACCAATGGATAAGGCACATTCTGATCAAAGTGATGCACCTTTACCCAACATGAGAAAGTATTAAAACGGTACGTCTTCTAATGTTTTAGGAAATGGATCTTTAGGTTCTGGCACATTTAAATAAGCCATTAAAAATCCGTCTTTTAATGCGAATAATGGTAAAGACTCAATCTTAATCATTAAGTCACCGTTCTTGGTCTCCAGCACAACTCCAATTGATTGGTATTTTTTTTTGGATTTACCATCTTTATCCACATACTCTGATACTGCTGCTTTCACATAATATTTGACTGACATTTTATCCTCGCATTAAATCGGTCTCTACTGCCACTTCATTCAAAAACTGCTGTACTTCTTCTTCCATCTTTTCAATGAAATCTTTATCACGCATAATTTGTTCTACATATAACTGGCACTTCTCTGGCATTCTCGGATCATAGCTAACAAACCAGACATAATCGATATGTTTACCAACACAGGCCATTTGAGCTTGCATCTGAGTAACATACTTGCTGGGAGCTCCAGACTTAAAGTATGACCAATGGATCGATGAGCTGAACGGACATTTAATCTCGATGAGTGCATCATTACCTACTAAACCATCAGGAGAGCAGCCAAACCATTCAATACTAGGATGTTTAATAAATGCTACTTGGTCTACAAAGACATTGTGAGAAACCTCAAAAGCAACTCTTGCTGAGTTTTCGAATTCTTTGCCATGATCCATTGCCTGATTAGAATAAGACGGCTCTATGATGCCTGTAACACGTTGTAAAGCTAATTCTATTAAATAATTGGCTCTGGATGCTGATACACCAGTTTTAGTCTTTGCCATTACGTCTGCAACACGACTAGCAGTTACAGATCCTCTGCGAGCCTCATGCCATTCTAAAGATCCTTGTTCCATATTAACTCGCTTTCTTTCTCAGTTCGTTCACTAGTTCATCTAAATCAGGATTAATACGATTAATACTTTTAATATATAGGTAGCTAGAGCACAAACAACGGCCTCTAGTCTCATACATTGAGCCAGTAATAATATCCATAAACCGTGGATGATCCTCATGCCTAGTTAGGATAAAATACCGATTGCCAATGTTTGTCTCACCTAAATACAGTTTTTTACCAGTTAGCCAGGCTTTCATGGCAAATTTGTGAGGATGCCGTAATGGATAGCATTGAGCTGATGGTGCAAATGTTTCGTTCATCTGTCATTCCTTTCCAATTTAGCTGCTAAACACATTTCTCGGTATTTCTGAGGAATATCTGGATGCCAGCCACCAAGGAGCATATTGCAATTAATCTTGTACTTTTCCTCGGCTCTAGACAGTTCTGTAAAGTAGATAATAAATCCACATAAAAAGATAAATGCTGATAAAACTACAATAATTTCACGCATTAAATTTCTCCTCAAGATCCTCTAAAAGTGCCTCAATTCGGCAATTCCACAGCTGACTATCGGCAGATTGTGGCCAAGCAATTAGATGGTTTTCAATAATATCTTTCATCTTTAATAGATCAAGCTGTTTTTGTTTCTGGCACAGCTCTTCAATAGTCTCTTTAATTGTCATTTCTAGCCTCCATCATTGCATCTGCTACTGTATAAGCATAATCTCCAACCCATAAACTAACTTCTTCAACACTAATACTTTTTTTATCAGAATTAGCAATAATTGCTTGCATAGCATGACTAGCAAAGTAATCTCTTAAATCCATACCATCTTGAGATACATAAAAATCATGGTTTTTATCGCCTGTTTTACCTGTTGGAAATGCTTTCATACTAATTCTCCTTTTCTGGCATCTTTGGCCTTTGAAATACGTTCAATTGCTGATTTATCTTTACTTAATTCTTTGTAAGCCTGACCGTAGGCAGCCTTTAATGTATCAATGTCAAGGCACTCATTAATCATGTCTATCCAATGTGTACATAAGTCGGTTAAATCGGCTGTATCTTGCTCTGGAAGGTCTTCACCTTGGTAAATGTATATTGCCAAACCGTGCAGCGATATTGCCTTGGCAAGAGCTCTTTGCATAGCTGTATTCACGTCCATACTGGATGGATTAGCAATTGGCTTATTCTGATTATTTAATACAGGTAATTGAGCTGTCATTACCTTACCAAAAGCGTATACAGAGCAGAATACCATCATTGATCCGTCTGTAAATGTCATAGGATCTTTGTAATCCCAAGTAGCCATTGGATCATGCTGTAGCAAAATATCCACAGAATGACTCCAGCTCAAGTAAGTAAATTTGCCTTTCTTCTCTACAAATTCGTTTACATTAATTTTGCGTAATTCTAAGTATTTACTCATGCTAAATCTCCATTTTGAAATTCATGTTCAGCTTGTTGCGAAGCTAATTTATGTGCAAAGTCGTAGGTTTTTAGATAAATGTAATTACCTAGACCTGTCATATCGTTTTCTTTTACATACTCAGCCATTTCTAAATTCTCTTTGACTGTAAGTTCTGATACAGCCTCAGCAATCAATTTGGCTGGGTTGTAATCAGTTTTAATGAGTTCGTTAGTACGATCTTCAATCATCATTTCAGCAACTTCTGCCTCATCGTATTTTGTGTCGTAGCATAACCAGGAGTCAAAACTTTTAAAATTGTTCATTATTTAACTCCTTGTAGCAACCAGATTGTTAGTGCTGGGCCAAACATAACTGCAAAACCTATAACTGCTTGAATAAATGTTTTCATGATTTTTTCTTTCGTTATAGGTTTTTAATTTTATTTAATTCACCACCTAATAAAGTAGCAAGACAAGCAATGTTTATTTCTTCTAATTCAGAATCATAAGCATCGCAAATGTAAGCCACAGCCTGTGGGTAATATTGTTGCAACAAAGTAATAATTGTATTTTTGTCCATTTTGACTTTCTCTTCTTTCACTTTAATTAATTAAATAAATATGCAGTAAGTTAGAATGCTTGACTTGTTTAGATGCTGACTCGCTTGCTACCGTGACATCCGTTTCGACTATTGCCGTATTCCTGTCAAATCTAGTAAAACTTACTGCATGACTAAATATTAAAGCAAAAAACAATATTTGTGTTAGTTTTTGTAAAAATATTTGTTTTGTATCTTTTTTACAACTTTTATACAAATCTATACAATATCATATACTATTACGATATTAACACAACAAAGGAAGAAAATGAATCCAATAACTGCATTGCAATTAGAGTTTGGTCTTTTATCAGACTTAGCTCAAAAATTAGGTGTTCGTGAAAGTGCTGTATACGCTTGGAAAGCACGAAATACAATACCCAAGAAACATATCCGAAGTATTGAAAAACTATCTGAAGGCCGATTAACTAGAGAAATGCTTAGACCTGATCTATACAGAAAGGATTGATATGGCTGGTGATTGGATTAAATTTCAGATTGATACACCAGATAAGCCAGAGGTTCTTGCAATTGCTAACAGGTTAAATATTGATCCTGATGCAGTAGTAGGAAAGCTCATTCGAGTCTGGTCATGGTTCGATAAACATACGATTGATGGTAACGCACAGAGCGTTACATTTTCGTTCCTAGATCGTCTCACTTGCGTTACAGGTTTTGCAGAACAAATGCAATTTGTTGGATGGTTAGAACAAAACGGAAGTGTTTTAACAATGACCAATTTTGGCTATCACAACGGAAAGTCAGCAAAATCAAGAGCTTTGGGAAAGGATCGTCAAGATAAGCACAGAAATAGTAACGCAAATAGTAACGCTATTAGTAACGCATCTACCGTTACGAAGTCGTTACCAGAGAAGAGAAGAGAAGAGAATATAAATACTTATACGGATGATTTTGAGTTGTTTTGGAAGTTGTATTCAAAGCCAGTAGGCAAAGTTAATGCTTTTAAGGAATGGAATAAATTAAAACCGAATGCTCAATTAATTAAATTAATTACTGAAAAAGCAAAAGCACAAGCTATTGCCATACCAGAAACAAAGTTTCGTAAAGATGCAGAAAGATGGATCAGAGACAGAAGATGGGAAGATGAAGTAGTAACAAAACAGACTAACGATATATTTTCACCTGTGAGGACAGCATGATAGGAGAACGACAAGTATTCAAAGATTTACATTCTGGTAAACAAATACCTAGTATTTTTGTATTTGTAGGAGATCAGTCAGAACATTGGGATATGAAAGATACAATCTTTACAGAACAAAACAGACCTAAGCCAAATGACCTAGCTTTTTTGCAAAACCAAGTAGTACAGTTAATTCACTTTAAAAACGCTTCAGACGAGTTTTTTGCAACTTGGTATACCTACCTATCAACCATAGGAATAAAAACGCTTGTAGCCACGGATTCGGAGGTAGAAACATATGTTAGTAGACATTGATCTCGATAAATACGCTGAATACTCTGAAATTCGCAATATGGTGAACGAAAAGTCTGATTTTGAGACGGAAGTAGTTGAGTATTTTCAAAACCTACAAAACGGTATTTTAGGTGACAAATTGCCTTTTTATTCTGCACAACAAAAAATTGGCTTTCGTAGAAAAGAAATCACAGTATTAGCTGGAGTTAATGGTCATGGGAAATCATTAATCCTCGGTCAAATTGCTTTGGACATTGTGGATAAAGGCTCAAAAATCCTGATGGCAAGTCTAGAAATGCCTCCAGTATCAACCTTGGCTAGGATGACTAAACAGGCCACAGGAGTCAATATTCCTACTAAACAACAAATAAATGAGTTTATGAAATGGAAACTAGACCATTTTTATTTATTTAACCATGTTGGTAGTTTGGAGTCCTGGCAAGTTATTAGTTTATGTAGATATGCAGCACTAGAACTCAAGGTTAGTCATGTAATTATTGATTCTTTGACTAAATGCACTAAAGGTGAGACTGATTACGATGGTCAAAAAGACTTTATGAACCAGTTATGTGAGGTTGCTAAAGAAATGAATATCCATATTTTCTTAGTTCACCATGTCAGAAAAGGCAATGACGAGACAGAAACAGCAAATAAATTCGATTTAAAAGGATCTGGATCGATCTCGGATTTAGTTGATAACGTAATAATAATCGCCAGAAATGTAAAAAAAGAGCGAGAAACGGAAATAAATGGCATAGCAGACAACAGTATTCCTGATGCTGCATTAATTGTAAGCAAACAACGGCATGGTGATTGGAACGGCACGATCAGGCTTTGGTTTGACAAAAAAAGCCAGCAATTTATCGAAAGTTATATTCAACCAGTAATTAAATATGTGGAGAACTAATGAAAATTTTAGTTGCTTGCGAGTTTAGTGGAACTGTAAGAGATGCATTTATTAAAGCTGGGCATGATGCCATGAGTTGTGATATAGAGCCTACAGATGTTCCTGGACCTCATTATCAAGGTGATGTTATGGATGTTATTAACCAAGATTGGGATTTAATGATTGCTTTTCCACCATGCACTCATTTAGCCGTATCAGGTGCTAAACATTTTGCTAAAAAACAAGCTGATGGTAGACAACAACAAGGTATTAATTTTTTTTTAGAAATAGCTAATGCAAATATACCTCGAATAGCTATAGAAAATCCAATAGGAATTATGTCTAAACTTTATAAAAAACCAACACAGATAATTCAACCTTGGCAATTTGGTGATGAGGCTCAAAAAACTACTTGTTTGTGGTTAAAAAATTTACCTAATTTATTACCTACAAATATTGTTGGTAAAGGAAAATTTTACATATCTCCTAAAGGAAAAAAATTACCTGAGTGGTACGGTGATGCAAGTGTTAATGGTAAAAAAATAGCTTACGGAAGTGTAGAAATGAAAAAAATAAGAAATAAAACCTTTCAAGGTATTGCAGATGCTATGGCAACGCAATGGAGCGTAAATGAATTTTTTGGTCAAAAAGAACTGGAGTTAATTTAATGGACGATCCTAATAAAGCAGTAAATTTTTTACTTAAAAACTCCAAGATTTATGCCCAGGCTAAAGCTGAAAGAATCTATTTGGAAGAGTTTAGAAAGTCTAAGAAGGCATTATTAATGCAACAAGCTCAGATGCATGGAGTAGAGACAATGTCGGCTCAGGAGCGTGATGCCTATGCAAATAAAGAATATCAAGAATTAATTAAAGGATTAGCAGCTGCTGTAGAAGTCGAAGAGGATCTACGGTGGAAGTTAATAGCAGCTCAAATGCGAGTTGATATTTGGAGAACTAACCAAGCAAATAACCGATTTATAGAGAAAGGATTAACATGAACCATCCATTTAACGTCATTGTGTATTTATTAAAAGAATATAACGAGGCAATTCAGAATAAAGAATATGTTAGAGCTTATGAACTGGCCACAGATATTACGGATCAGGCTCAAAAGTTAGAAGATTTTGCTCAAGAGTCTGCAAATGACTTGTGATATGATGTAATCATCACATAAGGAGATTATATGGAAATCTGGAAAGATGTATTGGGTTTAGAACAATATTACGAAGTATCTAATTTGGGTAACATTAAATCTAAAGTAAGAACTGGAATTACTAATTTTGGTGAAAGAAATTATGGTGGAAAAGTAGTTAAACCATTTCTAAGCACAGTTGGTTATCCAGTAGTAAACCTTACTTACAAAGGTTATAGAAAACAATTTACTATACATAAATTGGTTTTAGAGGCATTTTATGGTAAAGCACCTGAAGGCATGGAAGGTTGTCATAACAATGGAGTTAAAACAGATTCTTATTTAACTAATTTGCGTTGGGACACTAGAAAAAACAATCATGCAGATAAAAAATTGCATGGAACACAGCAACATGGTGAGCAAAGTGGAAATGCAAAATTAACTAATGAAAAAGCATATTTAATTAAATACTCAAAAATTCCTATAAAAGAATTATGTGAAAAATTCCAACTATCAAGAGGTTGTATTGAAAAAGTACGCTATGGTTCTACTTGGAAACACATTTAATGTATCGCAATAAAAAATTATTGGAATTATGCAGAGGTTTACCTTGTCAATTATGTGGTCGAAAAGATGGCACAGTAGTCGCTGCACATTCAAACCAGTTGCGTGATGGCAAAGGAAAAGGATTAAAAGCTAGTGATTATCGAGTTGCATCACTTTGCTACGTTTGTCACATGGAGTTAGATCAAGGTAAACATTTAGATAAACAACAAAGAATAGAACAATGGGAAGATGCACATAGGAAAACAATAGGACTTTTATTTGAAAACGGATTTATAAAATGCTAACTTTCCCGTGGTATCCCAAGCAGCTTAATCCTAATGTTAGTTCTCACTATCACGAAAAGGCAAGGCACAAAGCCATTTATAAAGAGGCTTGTTATTGGATAACTAAAGAATCTAAAACAAAAAGTAAAGACTATACAGAGCTGCATATACGATTTTTTAAGCCTAATCGTAGGTGGATGGATCTTGATAATATGTTGGCTAGTATTAAGTCTGGGCTAGACGGTATGTGCTTGGCACTTGAGATTGATGATCGATGTTTTACAAAAATAGTGTTAGAAATTGATAAAAACATTGGTGGAATGATACAAATAGAGTTAAAATAAATTGTGCAATTACGCACCTTTTAGCTAAAGGATGAATCATGGGTATGATGGACAAAAAAATGATGAAGAGCTCTACTGGTGCTACTGCACCAAAGAAAGCTAGTGCTGCCGATACAAAAGGCGAGCGTAGAGAGAAAATGGTTGGTGGTGTTGCAATGGGTATGATGGATAAGACTGGCAAGGACAATCAGTTCAATACTGGACGTTCTGAAGGTGTTTGCTACACTCACGACAGAAGTTGCTACAAGTAATAAGCGAAATGGCCCAAGTCACGTCTTGAGCCACTTCTAACCAATTACAACTTAAGAGGAGTTGCAATGGCTGTGAATAAGAATACTGATACCTGTAATTGTTGTCGATTTTTTTCTAATAACGAGGAAATAATGGGCAGCTGCAAACGGTATCCAACTTACCAGAACCGACATGGCTCGGACTGGTGTGGAGAATACTCTCCTGATCAACCAACTCAAGTGGTCAATTTAATTGTTGAACATTTTGCAGAACCTATAGAACAACCAAAGAAAAAACGTGGAAGGCCATTTAAAAAATGAACTTAAAGCCACTTAACGACAAAGTAGTCGTAAAACCAATAGAACGAATTAAATCCGAATTAATTGCCGTGATTATGGATGAGAGAGACAACATGGGTACAGTCATGGCTGTAGGCCCAGGTAAACGTCTGCCAAACGGTAAACGAGAAGAAATGCCAATAGAGGTAGGATCATTTGTCAGATTTGGTCATATGGGCAATGATGAGTACCTTAAATACCAAGAATACTTTGAAAATGGTGAAAGATACCTCATAATGAGCTGGCAAGACGTATGTTTTATTACTGAAAAGGAGCAAGCTAATGGCAAGTAAACCTGGCTTATATGCCAATATTCATGCAAAACAGGAACGGATCGAGCGACAAAAGGCAGAAGGTAAGCCAGTTGAGAAGATGCGTAAGGTAGGCAGCAAAGGAGCACCAACTGCTAAAGCATTCAAAGAATCAGCAAAGACGGCTAAAAAATGAAAAAACACGATAAACCAATACCTCACAAGACTACTGGCAAGGATAAGACATACAATCCTACTGACAAAGGTGCTGGGATGACTGCTAAAGGCAGAGCCGAGTACAACGCTAAGAACAATGCCAATCTCAAGCCTCCAGCACCAAATCCTAAGACAAAGACTGATAAAGGCAGAAAAGCCAGTTTTTGTGCAAGGATGGAAGGAGTTGTTAAGAACGCTAAAGGCCCAGCTGAGAGAGCCAAGGCATCACTCAAGAACTGGAACTGCTAATGCCATTAATTAAAAGTAAATCCAATAAAGCAGTAGAAAAGAATATTAAAGAGGAATTGAAGTCAGGAAAACCTCAAAAACAAGCAGTAGCAATCGCATTAAATGTCCAACGTCAAGCACAAAAGAAAGCCAAGAAATGATTAAATTAGAACTAACTATCCAAGAAGTAGAACACGCACTCAAGTTTATTGGATGTGGGCCATATGCTGAAGTAGCAGATTTAATCAATAAGATAAGAGAGCAAGGTCTTAAACAAGTACAAGAGATGCAAGCCTCACAAAATGTTGTAGAATTACCACAAGAAGATTAATTTACTCAAATAGATAATGACTGAAACAGATCAATCTCGCTCGCT